AAATAAAATCGTTTTTGTGTATAAAGTGAATGGCTTGTAGAAGTATATTCAGATTATACATCTACGTGTAGTGATAACTATAACAGTATTGAAGGTTGAAGGTATTATGATTATGATCTATAGCTACTCTTCTAGATAGTAGTAGTAGCTACTATTATTATAGTAATTATAATTAGTAGGTATTTATGAATTAAGATATATAATTTTAGGTTAGCTAGTTACTAAATGATTAAGGTAGTATTACTTTAATTAGTATGAAAAATTGATAAAGCAAATGATTATATATTATATAACTTAATTAAAATACAAAACTATCTTAACAAAACTTTTTTATAAACTACATTTGTTATGACAGGCATAAATTCATGTATTGAATATAGATTTTGATGTAGTTGATCTTCATTTATGAGAATTAGTTATTCTTGAAATTGCAACATATAAATGTCCATGAGTGAAAGGTTCACCAATACAGTCTAGAAGTATTCTTTTAAAAGTTTGACTTTGAGATTTATTATATGTCATACAATATGCAAGTCTTAATGGGAATTGACATCGCATCATTTGGAAAGATTCACCAAAATCAAGTTTGAATTTGAATCGTATTCTTGGTATTAGTACTGTTCTATTAGAGTCATCTAAAAGTTGAGCTTTTATTACACTCGACGATATAGAAATAATTCTTACCCTCGAATTAGTGGCTATTTCACTTGTTTTTAATGCTCGAGTTACTGTACAAATATCATTAACTTTAAGCTTTAAAATATGTTTGGGGACACCATTTGCATTGAAATTGTTAAGAACATCTTCTGTCAAACAATTAGCTAAATGCCCATATGGGTCATCGACATCGCAGAGATAATCATGAGATTTTAATTCGTGAATATTTTGCTCAGGGTTAAGATTTTGAACAACTGCGTTCCATACATCAACTGAATCATTTTTAGATGATAGAATACATGTCGTTTGCATAGCATTAATATTAAAACCATTAGGATACAACCATAATAAGGCAGATTCTATATCATTATTCAAAAAATACTTCATTCTTGAAAGTCCAACTTTCATAATTGAACCTGAGATATCAGTGTTTAAGTTGATGACAAATTCATTATCTCTTCCTTCCCCAATTGCAAGAATAGACTCGGCATATTCACGTTGTTCTTTTACATCATTTTCATTGAGTCCACTAATTGATAAGCGCATATTAATAGTAAGTTTTAGTATTCGAAAGCTAGGCCAATATATAGATGATGATATACATGCGTTAATGCATTCTTCCTCAGAACCTCCTTTAATAACTGGTAGTATTTGTCTAAAATCACCAGCACATAAAAAAATTAAATTTGAACACATATATAAATCCCTTTGGACAGCTTCAAATATATCCTTATTATTTGAGACAAATTCATCCCATATTATTATATGCGTTGCTTTTAAGAGATCTAGTCTTTGTGTATCTTCTAATTTGCAACATGTTCTTTCCTCAGAATCTCTATCTTTATCATCTTCAACTGGATATTTGAAAAGCGAATGTGCAGTCATAGCATTTTCATATAAAGTTGAAGCTAAAGTCGTACTTGCACAAACCTGTACAATTAACCCATCTGATCTCAATTTTGTTATTATTTTTTTTATAATTGTTGTTTTACCAGTACCTCCTGGACCGTCGATAAAGAAAAATTTTTTTTGGTTTTTATTTACTGAGGCTATAATTGTATCAAATACGTTTTGCTGTTCGTCGTTATTAGGATAAACAGAATTCAAATATTCAAATTTTTCATATTCCTTTACAGGATCATACCGAATCAATTCTTTTGCGAGCTCAGTATTCATGTTATCTGGACATTTGAAACCAAACATTTCAGGTGTTTTGTCGTCTAATTCTAGTCGACGTTGTAGATCTTTCAAAAACTCATTATTTGCTTGAGCTAAATTTAAACCATTGAGTATCCAATCATACATTAATTCTCTTCTTAAAATTTCATTGTTATAAATTGTTAATGTTGGAAATCCGTTTACAGTTAGTGATGCAAATAAGGAACGAAGTTCATGAGGAGTTGCCATTCCTAAAGATTGTTGAAAGCAAATTAAAGCATCATTAATATCGGTGACCAAATTTAACTCCAAAGCAGCTTGCTGAAAAGTAGGAAACACAATATTATTTATTGTTCTTGCATCTATATATGATTTTGGTGAAGTATGTAGCAGCAAAAGTCTCAGATACCATATTTCTCCTAATTGTAATTTATAACATTTAGTTTTAATTTATATCGAATTTAATTAAAAATATACCTGCTGTTATATATAACATTTCCATTCTTATTATTGTAGGTGTTCTATTGACACGACGTTGTAGGTATATGTTTTTGCGGAGTCCACGAATAGTAACAATAAAATATCCATCTAATACATTCAAATCGTTGTCATTGAATCTTGAAGACAATACGTCACTAGCTATATATTTTGAAAAAAGTTCTGTGTATTTTAATTCATACAATTGAGATGGTCTATTGAAATATAGAAGCATATCACATGATTTGTTTTCAAAAAGTAAATATTGAACCATATTTGGCATTTTGACCTTTATAGTTTGTACTGTGGGACTGGGTGAGGGATATGTTTGATACCCTAAAGTTCGCCACATGGCATCCATAGCGCATAAAAATCTTCCTCTAAGGTATAAGGTAATTTCGTCATTTTCATTAACATTTTCTGCATTTGTTAAACGCATCTTTACTTTTTTTGCTCCTTTATATAAATATTTATATAAATATAATACACAATAAGTGTTTCCAGCATATTCTACATTAGAGTGACCGTTCCAGTCTAAGAGTAATTCTTTATTATGTGGCACGACATCTAAATCGCATTCATAATCTCTCTTGTAAATAGGAAATCCGCGGTCATCAAAACTTGTATAATTTTGTATTATAGTGTCTTCGTACCCTCTTTTACATTTGCATGTAGGTGAATCTTTACAGCCGTTTTCAGCAACAGCACATTTGTGTATCATATGGGTTTCAACATATAATCTATACTTTCTCTCTTGTAAAGTACTTCTACCATGTAGTCTGGGAGGCATTCTAGCTGTTATCATGTCATCAATCCATTGCGAGGTTGGTGCTTCTCCATTTATTCTAACGTTCGGAGTATTTGCGAGCTTCAAAACAATATGTGCATGCGGCATGCCACGATGCTGATATTCGATAACCCTCATAACATATGCCAACTGACTAGGACCAAAGTATGCACCGTTTCTAATATTTTTTAATATTTTGTCAAGCCTATGTTTGAAAACCTGGCACACAATATCCTCTCTATCGAAAGCGGTTTGTCCTTCTAATAATTTCTCCTTTATTTCATCCCAATTTGGATTACATGTTAACGTTATAAATAATGTAGGATTACCCATTTCACTAACCACTGCTAGAGCATTTGAAGCTAACTTTTTCAAATGCCTTCGGCTACCATGAAACGAAGAAGGTAGAAAAGTTTTGGTATCATAATCGCTTATTACCTCTTGTATATGTAATTCAGGATTATATCTTGTCTGTAACTCTCCTCCAAACACAGTATGCTGATTATTTTTATGCCAATTCAATCTAAAGTCTATACTTCGACTTACCATATCAACTAAATAAACCTGTTTTAATCGTGCTGCAGCTTGAAATCGATTGCAATGAATACGAACATTAGGGTCAAATTTTGAAGGGCATGTAAATTTTGATCCGTCTTCATTATACTCTGGCATCAATATACGTGAGGCGAGGTAAGGCAAAAAGCCAAGTGTATTTTTAATGTCCGAACTCCAGCCTTTTTCTCCATATGGAAATAAAAGAGGATATGAAATGGGCTCTAAAAATCCGCTAGTAAGATGAATTACAATTTGAGGTACTTGTTGCATCTTTAAGCTGTATCCTTAAAATTCTATTCCCTGAAACTGCATCATCAGTGATTTGAGCTACTTCAAAATAAGTTATACTCGCATTAATGTCAGCAGTTAAATGTCTAGAGCGTTCTGCGTTATTTACATGTTGACCTATTTGTAAGAGTTCTTGGCATAAGTAATTTTTCGTCCTTAAATCATCATAAAGTTGCATTAAAACACTTTCATCTATTCTATCAGTTCCTATTCCATTATTTCCATTATTTCTCAAATTAGCGTGAGAAAGCATTGCTGCTTGGGCATCAAAAATGAAATAGGACAAACCTCCTGATGGTTCAGTTGTTGAAGAATAAGCTGGTGGAATAAAATGATATGTACTACCGTTCAGTTTTACGGCATGATCCCCATGCATATTATTTTCAAACCCACCCCCTTTTCCATTGTCTACTCCGGTAGCTCCCATGGCTAATATATTATTGTACGTTGAACTAATTCTTGAAAAATTTTTTGTATTTTCAAAAATTAATTTTATATTTGATGGCAGCGGATATAGGAGTGGATATTTCGTCACAGCAAAATTGACAGAACCTTCAATACAACATTTCATTTTTTCATTAGTTGCAGATTGTAAATGCATATACCCGCATCCAAATTGACATGGAGTATTCCAATAAGATGCTGGTGGCTCCACTGGCGCCTCCTTTTTAATTTATTTAAATATTTTGACTTTTAAATAAAGTTAAATATTAATAGGATTAAAAAAATATTACCGAAGAACCACTTTGCATTTGTATTAAATTATTGTTTAAAAAATTAGCCCATCGCTCATACGTTGTATTAATATTGATGTCTTCTCCATTTATCTTATAAAGGTAATCTCCATTTTTAATATTTCGTATCGAGCATGTTTCACTAATGAATGTTATTTGAAAATAATTTCTTTTTTTTTCAAAAGAAATACCACAATTTTTTGAGTATATAAAACTTTTTATTCTCGATATTTCCTATTAATATAATATATGTTTATTGTGAAGTATTGTTAATTATAAATATAAAGATATTGTAATAGTATTACATGTAAAGGTAGAAGAATTGTTATATATTTTATTAGCTTCCTTATAATCTCCTAAATAAACTAATAGTTGTATAAAGTTATATGCATCCTCAAAATTAAATTTGTTGCTTGTGGTTAATTGTGTATATAAATTTTTTGCTTCATCGTATTCTCCAACTTTA